GATTATCAAAGCACCGGTTACGTATGAGGATTGGATAGATCTGGGACGGGTGATCATACCCTGCGATACAAAGCAGGCTGTGGTCGAAAAGTGGTCAGACCCAGATTTTAAAATTACGAAAGAAGAATGGAGAATAGAACACTTAACAAAACAGATAGGACTTAGACTAGATCAATACATAGATTTTGATATTGACAATCCTGTTGTTAAAAGATTTACAAGCGACCATATAAAATCATGTGGCGCTATATTTGGCAGAAGAAATAATCCATCAAGTCATTATCTTTGGTCTGGCACATCGGACTACAAGAAATTTGCATTACCAAAAGAATTAGAAAATTATTACAAAGACTATGGTCATGGCGCAACACTTTGCGAGATAAGACATGGCGCAAATAAATATACATTAGTTCCAGAAACAAAGTATCACACAACAAACGAAGTTGTTAAGTGGGTCAAGTACGATGGCATAGACGAATATCCAGGTAATCTAAAAGTAGATCTAGGTAAGATAGCATTGTCTGCTGCTCTTTGTATTACATACGCAGGCTCTGGACAAAGAGATGATTACTGCACTGCCATGGCGGGCGTGTTGTTAAAACACACAGAGTGGAACGTAGATGACATAGATGATTTTGTTTACAAGATAGCAGTTGCTGCAAAAGATGAAGAGGCAGAAAAAAGAAAAAGAAAAGGGACAACACATAAAAAAGCAAATAGAAAATTTGGTATGCCAAAACTTGCAGAGATCATCGGGTGCTCTACAAAAACAATTGCAACAATATTTAGTTGGATTGGTGTACAAGAAGCCACAAGCGAAGAGGCGAAACAATCTATCGGGCAGATAATAGAGTATGGAAGCGATAGATATTTTGTAAAGATAAACGCTGTGGTGCAGGGTGAGGCCGTCGAAAAAACAATAACAGTCGATGGCCCTACACTTAGAAATAAAAAATTATTTTACGATGCTGTAATTAGTAAAGCATCTGTCTGGATACCAGAAATGAAAGCTGCTGACTTTGAAGAGATAATGCGTAGAAAGTATGAGGCAAGAGAAAAATCTACAAACTATGTAGAGGAGGCAGAAGAAGATTTAAGATTTATAAAACATTTTAAGAACTATATTGCAGAAGAAAAAGCATATACAAGTAAAAAAGAATTAGCATACTTTGGTATGCCATATTACAATACACAAAAAAACATACTTGAATTTAATCTGGATAAATTTGAAGATTATTTACACAAACAAAAAGTAAATCTAGCTCGTGTTGATCTTGTGATAAAATGTCAAAACATATTAAAAGCAAAAAAGAAACACGGTAAGTTTGGTACTAAATCATGTGTCTCTTGGCAAATGATAGATCAAAAAATAGACAAAGAAGATCTAATAGTAGAGGGTGAATATCAGGAGGTTACAGATGAAACAGCCTAAGTTTATATCAGGACCACCAGGCACAGGTAAAACTTCTATGTTTATCACACAGAAATACACAGAGTTATTAAAAAAATATCCACACAACAGGATAGTAATACTATCACACACAAACGTTGCAGCTGATGAGATAAGAGATGAGATACTTAAACTACCAGAGATGCAGGGTGTTACAAAAAAATCCATGAAGTATAACATCTGCACGATACATTCTTATTGCAAGAGTAGATTAGTTGGACGTAAAGAAGTGTTTAGTTATGCAGATCACATGAATCTGACAACAATAGATTCTCTTTTTAAATTACAGAGAGTGACGGAGTCGGAGTTTAATGCAGATAAACACAAGTTCTACAGGTATCTGGCTGATGCACATGGCAGAGGCAACACATTAAAAGAACACTGGAAGATGTGTGATAAACAAGTTTACAAACCATATAATCTAAACTCTGTAGAACAGATGGCGTTTCCATACTTTCAATATAAGAAAGACAACCATGTGTGTGACTACGCGGATATGATACAGGAATTTATAGATAAAGCTGTCGAGCCAGACATAGATGCTTTGATAGTCGATGAGGCACAGGATAGCAACGTGCCACAGAGAGAAGCACTTGATAAGATGGCAACAAAAGCGAAAGAATATTATTTTGTCGGTGATGCGGACCAAACTATATTTGAGTTTGCAGGATCAGATGCAGACTACTATCACAGATTATCAAGAGAAGCAGAGCAATTAGAACAAGGGCACAGATGTGGTAAGACTATAAACAATCTGTGTAAGAGAATAATAAGACCGATATGGAATCACTATGGTTACGAGAGAGCATGGAAACCCACAGATGTGATAGGCAATCATTATCATCTACCTAGTCTGGATAAAAGATGTAGTGCCATGACTGCTTTGTTAGAGAAGATAAAACATACTGACGAGACTTTTTTATTTACTTATCGAGGCACGCCGTCAGATTCATGGGTCAAAAAATTTTTTAAGCAACAGGGTATAGAGTTTGCACATGTAGGGAACACGGCCCACGTACCAAAGAAAGAATTAAGATGTCATAAACTATGGCCAGATTTTTGTAGAGGAACACCGATGCCACTGAAACAGATAAAAGATTTTTGGCAATATATGGGTAGTAAAGTGATAGTGCACGGCAGAGGTGAAGAAACTTTTGATGAGTGGGTAGATAGAGAGTACACGATAGACTACATGATATATCACAAGTATTTAAAAGAAAACGCAGGAAAAGAAAGAGACTTTGCATTGATAAGAAAGAAGACAGACCCTGATAGATTAATTTACATTAGAAAGATTCTAAACAAGGGATATGATGATGGAGAGGTAAGAGTAAAATACGCAAACATACATACCGTAAAAGGTTTAACGTTTGATAATGTTGTTGTTGATCTGACAGCAACAAGACAAG